GTCTTCTGACAATGCAGAAGTAACTGGTGATAGATCTGTGTAGATCTGGAATACTACTGAAGAACCAGGCATAGCCTGTTGTACTGGACGCTTATCTGCGACATCGCGGATAAGAGGGACAGCACGAAGTGCAAACTCGACATATCGGTCATAGGCTGTTTGGACGAGTGAGGTACCAAGCGAGCCAGACGATGTATCTGTATATGCGTTTGCCATTGTGTCACCTTCTTTCTATAAGGTTTGTGCGTTGGATGGGTTAAGTGCTACCGACGACGCTGGCTGATCTGACCCGTCAGGGCATTCAGTTCGTCAATTGACTTTGCACCTGCGACTTTGGCCATAAGGTCTGCGTCGCGTGATGGTGTTGATGCGTTTTGGGTTGCGGCATTAATGCGTTGATACGCTGCCTGATTTGCTGCCTGCGCTTCATCGGTAGGAGCAGACTCTGCATTTGCTGGCTGAAAACCGAATACATCGGCATTCTCAGTAAGCCATGCGTCAACCTGCTCTGGCGTACTTACGTCGCCAGGAATAAACTTGGCTACCTTGTCAGGTACACCTTTCGTTGCCAATACTTCCTTTACGGAACGATTGCGAAGATCGGATTGGATTGAAGCAAGTTGCTCAGCCAATTCTTTCTTTTCTTTCTCTGCACGCTTTAAAGCCTTGCGGAGATTTGCTGGACCATCTGACTGAACCTCTGTATCTAGGTCCATATCGTCTTCATCATCTTGATATTGGTTTGCCATTTCGGCACTCCCTTTCGTTGTCGGATTAGCGTAAGCCTCAACAGTTCCCAGGGGAAGGAGCGTTGGCTCTTACTACCAGTCTTAGTTACACACCATCGGTGCTGGTCAGCCGTGATGGATATTGTTAGAGTTGGCCGCTTGTGTCGCGTGGGCCAAGGCTGCCTGTGGCAGCACCTGCAGATCCGCTAAAGGCAGATGTTTCTGCAGTTTTAAGTAGGTTAATTTGTTGTTGAGCCTGTGCTTGGTTAATGCCATTGACTGTTGTGCCAAAGGTTGCTGCTTGCAAAGCAGATCCGATATTAGGCTCTGTTGCTAGACCTGCACCATAACGGCTGGCAATTGACTGAAGCGCTGGCTGTTGTGTAGCAATCTGCTGGAAGCCTTGTGCTGCTTGAGCCTGTGTTACACCTTGACCAGCCAATTGGTTAGCCAGTGGTAGGCCAATGCCTGAACCAGCACGAGCAGCCTCTGCTGCAATCTGGGCTGAGTTAACCTGTTGAGTAATGAGTGGTAATGCGGCTGCTGGATCAAGCACATGGGCAATCATGTCGCCAGATGAAAGGCCGTAAAGGTTTTGCAAAGTACTGGTGTAGAACGGATCTGCCTGTGAAATGCTTTGCTTGGCAAGATCTACACGAGATTGCAATTCTGATGCAGATACATCGGCGCCAATAAGTTTGGCTTTATCTGCAGATGATGAGTAGTAGCCTGTAGGTACACCTGCGCCACGAAGAATCTGATCGTAAGCCTGCTCAGTTGCAATGTAATCCGCAGGGCTAAGCACTGCCAAGCCAGCAGCCTTGCGAGCCTCATTACCAGAAAAGCGGGCTTTGTAAGCATCTGAATTTTGCAGAGCAAGGCTGACTGTATCTGCTCCTGCGCCTGACATTGCTAGGCTTTTAAGCGTATTAAGCAATCCTTGTGAATTTGTATCACCTGGAATAAGGATGCCCCATGCTTGCATTTGAGCCTGAACAGCATCAAAAATATTCTGACGATCTTGTTGTTGAGCGTCGGTTAAAGTTGTTGTATCAGGCGTTTTAGGCGTATCAGTTGTTGTTGGTGTTGAAGGCACTGGAGAAGTTGCTGGCTTAGGTGTGCCATCTACATTTTCGTTGTAAGAAGCATCTGCAACATCTGACCAATATTGAGCATTGTAATTTGATGTAAGTGTACCTGGAGCAGCATTGCTTGCTGCAAGTACGCCAGCCAGTGTAGAAGTGTCAACTACTGTTGTTGGCGTTGCTGCTTGTGGCGTTTGTGTTGCGCCAACTGGCACCTGCTCTGAGTATGTTTGTGCCGATGTTTGTGGTTTAAATTCATTGGCAAAATCTATTTGCGCTTGTGAAAGTTTAGCCATTACGACACGAATCCAAAGTCTTTGCCGATTTGATGGAGCATGCTATTGACAGAATCGCGGGCATTGTTTGTATATGCCCAACGAGGGTCTTGGCGAACTGAATCAGCAAATTGCCAGTTCGTCATTGGCTGTGTTGTACCATCTGGATTTACAGTTGCAGCCAAACCTTTTTGCACCAAAGGATCGTTAAGATACTGTGAGTAATTGTTTGAATCGTATGGCAATTCAAGCAAGTTAGTCATGGTTGAAATGTAAGGATCTGCAATCTGTTGAACGGTTACGCCCTTGTTAATTTGGTCTGCATAACCTGAGTATTTGGTTGTTGCTGCTGTCTTAATCATGGTCTTGTAGGTATTAGGATCTACACCCTTTGAAGGGTCTTCAATGTTGGCAACTGCGCTATCAATCCAAGCGCTGCTGTAAGGATTGCCCATTTGGTTGTTATAGTCAATCAAAGAACTGCGAACATCGGCACCAGCACCGCCAGTTAAAGCAATCTTTTGTGCTGCGGCAGTATTGGCAATTGTTGTAGCAAGACGATCTTGACCCGCTGGACTGGTAAACGAAGTATCTAGGTAGTCAGTGTTAAACGTTGTCTCTGCAATTTTTGTAATTGTTGCAGGATCTAAATTGCTATAGCCAATTCTTGCGGCTGCATCTTGAACTTCTTTTTCACGGTTTGCAAGTGTCTCGGCATATTTGCCAGGTTGCGCTGCTTTATCAGCCTCTGCCGCAAGCATGCTTGAACCATTTTTGTTAATCCAAGGTTGAAGTGCTGCGCTAAACTTTTGAGCAGCCGCTTGGCTGCCAGTCTGCAAAGAAGCAATTGTTCCATCTTTAACAGCACTTTCAAAAATGTTTTTAAGTTCTGGATCTGACATCCAGAATGCGTAAATGGCAGGATATTCTTTATTCAGTTGCGCTTCAACTTGAGCAACATTTGTACCAGAAACATCCGATGGAATAACGCCTGATCCTAAACCAGATACAGTTGCAGGTGTTGTTGAAGTAGTTTTATCTGTAGCCATTATTCAGTACCTGCACTTTGCTTAGCAAGATTTTGTAGGAAGCCATAGGCTGTATTAGCCGCTGCAAATGTATTGTAATCAGCAGAACCAAGGACCTGATTTGTAATGTAGTCCTTTTCGTTAAGGTTGTTTTGTGTAGAAGTTTCGTTTTGGCTTTGACGCATTAAACGATTTGTTCCAGATGGCGTATTAATATAACCATAGTTATATGTACCAGTTGTAGTACTGGTTGGATTTTGAGCCGCATATTTTAGATACTGTGTTGTATATTTGCTAATCTCAGCATCGGTTGCTGTACGGCCAAGCATATCCGAAAAAATGCTATTGATTGTAGCCTTTGAAGCCTCAATGTTTGGTTGATCTAGGCTTTTGGCATTAATGCTTGTTGTAAGGCTTGATGCATTAGCGTTGTAATCACCAGAAGCAAATTTTCCTATGATGTTGTTAAAGTTTAACAATGTATTTGTTTGCTCGTTTTGATAACCAGTATCAAGAACATTGTGAATTGCTGTAAATTCTTTTGGCGTAAGCGTACCGCTAGGGCTAAGAGAAGTTACGCCAGCATCACGCATAACAGATGGCAAAGTTGCAGCAATCTGCATCTTGACACTTTCAATTGCAGTGCCGTTATTTTTTGTATCTTGAAGGGCTTTTTCTGCTTGACCAACGGTAATTTTAGATGGAAGCAATGCTCCGCTTGCATCTTTTAAACCAAGGTTTGAATTGTCAAATGGTGCTGCGGCAAAGGCTTTTGGGGTAAGAAGGCTGTTGGCTGTGCTAGTACTTGTGCCAGCAGCGCTTGCAGCAGCAAGGGCAGCAGCGGCTGCTGCAGAAGCAGCATCTGTACTGCCTTGCTTAAATTTTGTTGCCATTATTTGCTCAACCCCTCAATTGGACCTAACGCTGATTCATAGTATTTGTTGTAGAAATTTAAGAACTGGCTATCGGCTTCAGCCATGTAAGTGGCTGCTTGACGAAGCGGATCTACAATATTTTGAATTGTTGCTGGATCATTTGTTTTGTGCAGTTTTTGAATTGCACTTATAGCAGTTTTTTGGAACTGGCTATAAAAATTGTAACGAGAAGTGCCTTCCAAAGAAGCAACATAATCAAGTGCTTTTTGATTTTTCTCAAGAGCAATTGCTGTTCCAGCAGTTGGGTCATAGGCTGGAAATAGCGTATGAGCAAATTGACCAAAACTTGATGCATCGTACTTTTTGCCACGAATAGACGCTGGTACCGCAGGGCTATTTGGCCATACTTCGCTGGTACCCATAAGCGATGCCAACTGTGTTTTAAGCATTGTAACAGTTTGCTCGCCAGCCTTTATTTGCGCTTCGGTAGTCATCATTGGCTGATAAGCAATACGCTTTTGATGGTCAAAAAGGTCTTTGGCATGCTCGCCAAGATTTTTTAATGCCCAATATCCAACATGCAAAGTTTCTTCGCCTGTGCCTTTTAAGTTTGCGGTACCAGTTGAAGATTGATAGTTAAACAAAATCTTGTTTAATTCAGACAATGCTGGAACAAGATTTATCATAGTTGAAATAGCATCTTTAGCCTGTGATGGTTGAATGCGTTGTGGCGAAAACAGGTTCATTAGCGGGCTTAGATATGGTGCGTTAATACCGCCAAATTGTCCAAGACCAGCGCCATGTTCAAATGCGTTTAATTTCTGCAATTCAACAAGCAAAGGAGCGTGTGTATCAATCCAGTTACCAATAGCGTTATTTTTGTTGTAATGGCTGTAAAGGTTAAAGCCAGCGTCAATCAATAACGAATGACCAGGGTTGTCTAGTAGATAGCCACCAATGTTGCGGTACAAAGTCTTGTTAAACGAGAATGGGTAAAAGATCGTGTTGACTGTACGCTCAAGAGGCGTACGGTCGCCGTATGTGTTGATCTTGTTTAGAGCCTTTGTAATCTCAGCATCTGTCTTACCAAGTTGCTTGAGATTGTACGCCTGCCACATCATATTATGGCCAGGATTGTAAATGTTGAAACGGTCGTTTTGAACCAAAAGTTTTTCCAATGGTTCAAGTTCTTTTTGCGCTTTGTACACATCTGGCATTGTGCGGTTTAGCACTTCCATTGCCTCGTCAACTTTACCCATGCGATTAAGCGTTGCATACGGATTCATTGTTGGTGGCACGCCTTCAATCGCTGCCTTAAGGTTTGTCTTGGCAAGACGACGGAATGAGAAAATTGGGTTGTTATCAAAACGCCACTTGTCGCGTAGGCGAGCAAGATCATTTGGCAATGAAGCCAATGTATTGATAAGTGGACCTTCGCCAATCTTAAACTTTTTAAGTAGCGGAGCCTCGCCCATAAATGATGCAGTTTGGTTTGCCAACATAGCGCCAGATGCGCGAACAAAATCTTCAATTTTTGAAATACCGTATAAAGATGTTGGCGTCTTGGCATAGCCGACTAGCACAGCACGGGCAATCTTTTGAGCATCTGCCTTGGCATAACCAGGAATAGGCACGCCAGTAATATCGGCTGGATCTACAGAACGTTGCAAAATCTGCGTCATTTGCTTAAGGCTTAAGTCGCGGATCTGGTGAGCAGAGCGGTTAATCTCTGCTTCCTTGTTGCGTGCAGCGTTAAGTTCTTCTTCAAGATCTTGGTATGTCTTACTATTTGTATCAAGGCCTTGGATCTTTTGCAGTCTCTTTAAAGCCTTTTGGCTTGAAGTAACTGTTGTCTTATCAAACAAACTGCTCTGTGCGCCTTGAAGCAGGCGTGAGTAGATTGACTCACCCGTGTCACCAAGTGTAGGGTGAACATCTTTGCCAAGCACTTTGTTAATTTCGTCAACAACATTGTTGCGGCGAGCATTAGCAACTGACAAATCGCTGACTTTTGTTGTATCAAGCCCAAAACGCATAGCAGCCTTGCGTAGCAAGGATGTGCGTTGATTTACAACATAGTTTGGAAGCAATGGCTTTTCGTAGCCATGGCCAATATCTGTGCCAAGGGCAATGCGATAGCCTTTACGGTCTGCTTCTTCAAATGCAGCCTTGGCGTTATTCCACTTGGCTTCGCTAAGACCTGCTGGTTTTTCGGCAGGAAGATACGCTTCGCTTGCACGCAAACGTGCTTCACGCCACATCAATGAAGCCAGTTGAACTGGATCAAGACGAGTTAAATCGTTATTAGATTTGTCAAACTTCTTGATAAGAGTATCACGAGCATCATTGGTAATTTTAACAAGTTTAGGATCTTCAGCAACATTCTGCATACGAGGCAATGGTGTTGTATCCATCTTAATGCCGCGTTGCTTGCTGATTGCTTCTAGTTCTAGTGTAGAACGAGCAGCATCAGCATCATCGCCATAGCCAGCCTTTTTAAGTTGGCTAAAGACTTTCTTAGCCTCACGGATGGCATCCTGTGCAAGAATAGTATCTTTGCGGGCAACACCAATGGTGCCAAGACCGTTGACATTGTTATGCACTAGGTATGAAGAAAGAAGTTTATCTTTGCTTAGATCTGGGCTTGGCTTAATCATATTAGCCATTGCCTTATCAGGGCGTACCAAAGTCTGTGTGCCGTATTTAGCGTCACTATACTTCATGCCAGTAATCTTGTTTTCAACCATAAACTGACCAGTAAGTTGATCTATGCGTTGGTCAATCTGATCTTTGTTTAACTGTCCACCAGCACGCAAAGCGTCACGATATGCGTCAATAATCTTTTGTCCAGTTGTATCAACTGGGTTTTTAAGCAAGCCCTGTAGCGTTTTATACTCAGGAGTAATATCGCCAGGCTTGACATTCATTTCTTGATTGTTTGCAAAATCTTTAATCTTTGCAGCAAGAAGATTTGTACGATCGTTCTTAGTAAGATCTAAAAAGTCTGGTTGCTCTGTTGGTTCAATGTGACGCAAAGCATAGATATTGGCATTTGCACGACCAGCAATCGCAGGATCTTCTGTTGCTACAACGCCTTTGCCGTACTTTGTTGTGCGAGCAAGATCTGAACCTGATGGGGCAAAATCACTTACATCGCGGTGAACAGCCATAAGGCGTGGCGATGGTTTGCCAGATGGTAGCAAGTTGCTAGAAAATTGCGGTGTTTGTTGGCCAAATTTGTTAGACAATTCCTGTGTTGCCATGTCTTCAACTGCACGAGAAGCAGATGAGCCATGCACAAGGTTGCGAACCTCTGGGTCAAGAATTGGCTCCATGAAAGCATGTGGGCCGTTCTTGAGGTTGTTTAGACCATCAAAGAAAGCCTGTTGATCTTTCTTAGCAACACCGTTCTTGCGAACCAATGAACCAAACTGGCGGATAAAATCATTACGCAGCATCTGCGTCCACAAATGCGGGTTGTTAACCAAAGACTCTACAGAGGCGTCACGCAACTCTGGATCGTTAAGAATCTCATGTTCGTAACTTTGAACAAGTTGTTGATACTCATCGCTGTTACGCTCAAACTTGCCAGCATCAACTTCCATCTGTGCTGCTTGCTGAGCAAGGTGTGATGCGCCGTATTGAGGAAGTTTTGTGCGAATAAAATGATCGTTAACAAAATCTTCGCCAACACCTTTTTGTAAATCTTTTAGTTTAATGCCAAGGGCATTTTTAAGTACTGTGTCAAAGCCGATAGGACCAAGGGCATTAGTAACTGCTTCATGGGTAGCAGACACTGTATTGCCAAGGGATGTGCTTACCTTTAAAGGCTCTGCAACAGAACCAGATGCAAGAGAAATTACATTAAGAGCATTGCCAAAAATGCCTTGATATGGCCCTACTTTGGTAGCGTCAAATGCTGGTTGCTGACCAAGCGCTTTTTCCACTTCAGTCTGTCCAAGCAATCCAAGACCAAGGGCTGATCCGCGTGTTTGTAATGCGCTTAATCCAGCACGAAGTGGGTTACGCATGGTTGAGGCGATAGCCTGCTTACCAGCATAATATGTGCCATCTTCAGATGCAAGCGATTCTAACGCTGGTGCAATACGAGAAGCAATTGGTGAAGTAAATTTGCTAAATACACCTACACCGCTTGCTGAATTAGCAGCGGCATTTGCTAGGCTTTTAACAATTGTCAACTTTGGAGCGTTAGCAAATTCTTCAGGAAGTGATTTAGTAACAAGCATTGATGGGTTTTGCACCAATGCTTTGGCTCCTGCAGCAAGACCGTTAAGCGTACCCGCTTCAGCCTCTGCGCCAGCAGATTCTGCCAAGCCTTTACCAATTACACTTGCTGACTTAAGCAGGCTTCCACCTGCACCTTTAAGCATAACAAGGGTAAATAGGTTACCAATATCTTCAATGCTACGGCGAGTCATGCCAATGTTTTCAATTTGCTGTGCAGTCATCTTGCCACCAAGGGCATTTTCTACAGCAGCCACAGCCATTGCGTGGTTTTCTTCAGGCGTTGCGCCTTTGCCATAACCAAAATCTGCAATTGTGTTACCGACAGTATCGGCAACCATTTGACGAATTGGTTGTGCCATAGATGTAACGAAATGCGCTACAGCATGTACATCTGTAGGTAACCAATTAGATGGAGACAATTCATTAAGAATGCTTTTAAAAAGTTTAAAAGAATCTACATTGCCTACGCCAGGCTTTGTAAGGTTTGCATAGTTGTTTTGCTGCCATGCACTTTGCCAAGCGCTGTTCCATGTGCCAGTAGGTAGGCCAACACCAAAGCCCATAGCCTGCATCTTTTTTTGGATGCCTGTAATGTCTTCTGGCGTAAAAGGAATTGGGCCATGTGTGTTGGTAACAGTTGCCAAAGCGGTAGTTGCTGGACCTGGCTTCGCACTAAGCGAAGGATCCATGTATTTGTTTGGAATGCTGTTAGGCGTATTGTTCATGACATTCTGATAAATGCCAGCGGTTGTAACAGCATTTTGCGTGCTGCCAGCATTTTGGGCAAGACCAACCTGTAGAGTTGGGTCAAGCCAGCCATGTCCGCTTTGTCCTAATGCAGTCAAATTGTTATTAAGGTTTGCTGCGTCAGGAGAAATGTTTGTGTTATCAGTAGCCATTACTTCTGGATACCCGCCATATTGTTCATATGAGCAGCCAGAGCATTACGAATTTGCTTAACTTGTACAGAGGCGCTATCGCCTAATTGGTTAAGCAATACTAAAGCGTTTTGATAGCCTTGTTGCTCAGCCTGTGGTGTGCCATGTAGCACTTCAGGTCCTGGTCCAGGGCCGCTTGCAGCGCCTGCTGTGACAGGCTCGCCTGGGCGTTGCGTTGGAGCATCAATAGGGATGATCTGTGATTGCTGTGCTGGCTCTCCGCCGCTTGCTTGAGCAGGTTGAGATGCTGGCGCACCACTTGCAGACATTGGTGCCGATGCTTGTAGGTCTGCTAATTCTTGGCCATCGCCGTAATTAGGCATTCCTGAGATGTAACGTACTGCTTGCTTTGATGCTGGTCCGCCATCGGTTCTTTGGCTCATAGCCCCTGGGCCTGAAATCATTGCTGGCTTTGCTGCCTGTGGCATGATTTACTCTCCCTCTTTTAATGTTTCAATGGTCCGAGCCGCATACTCGTGGAACGATTTTTTGTCATCCACGAAACTTGCTTGTGTGTCTAACATGTGCGTTAGAATTTCAAAAAAACTTGATGCTACATCGCATAGTTCGGATGCAGTGCTAGCGAACAGGGCAAATACATCCCACTTGCTTAGGCTTGTAGGAGCCTTGCCCTGTTCATTAGTCATAACTTAGTCGCGTGGCTTTCCTGCTTCGGTGCCTGTTCCGCGTGTGCCTGAAGGCTGTACTGTGTACTTGATGTCTGACTTGCCAGTTGGCTTAACAGATGGTGCCTTCTGAATTGATGTCTTCTGTGTTGTTGCGTCTGATGAACCATGTCCACCCTGCAACTTAACGCTCACCTTTGGTGAGTTAAGGCTTGACTTGAATTGTGCCATTTTTTGTTTCTCCTATAGGTTTTGGGAATCTCACTCGTAACGTTAGGCGGGTGAGCGTCTGGCAACATTTGCAGATAACTGCGGTGCGCCAGAAGATGAAAGTCCTGCCAGTAGGTTCTGTAGCGATTGACCTTGCTGTGCAGGTGCCGCAGGCAGTCCACCTTGCGGTGCGCCTTGTGGAGTAGGTTCCCCACCAGGAGCCTGTCCTGGTGCACCAGCGGCTGCAACTTGTGGGGAGACTTGTTGCTCAAACGCAGCGGTAATAACATCTTCGATGTTCTCGCCGTTCATACGACCTTTAATCGCTGCTGCGATTGCTGCAATAGCCTTTGATGGGTCTTGCCCCTGTGAAGCCATCTGAGGAATGGCACTTGCGTAATTTGCAACTGCAGTCATAAGTGCGTCGCGTAATTCTTCAACTTCTACTTTTTCTTCTTCTTGGGTAACGTTCATATCCCAAGGCATTTGACGGCGCAAGAAGTCGCGTGAGATTAACTTATCTCCACGAGCCTGTAGTCCAAAGACAAGTGCGCGGTTTGGATCTAGTCCAGCCATCATGCCGTAAGACACATCGCACCAGTAATCGCCAGCAATGTCCTTTTTAGGCGTGTAGGTAATCTCGTAAGGTGCGCCAGCAGTTACGCCGCGTACTTCCTTCTCAACATCACCAAATAGTGTCTCATCCATCTTAAAGCATAAACGCATGACATGGCGAAATGTCTCAGCAAATACAGCCTGTGCTGTCTTAACCTGAGTATCAAATCCACCCATCAAGGCTTCTACGCCACGGCCTGTGACGATAGAGCCTGACTGTACGCCCATGCGACCTTGTGGGTAGCGTGAACCTACACGAAGTTCTTGATCTAGTTCGCCAGTCTCTTGGAAGATTCCGTTAGGAATGTCAAGTGATACACGGCGAATCTTCTCTGGGTTGGCAGAGCGGATAGTCGCATCTGGACCAATTTCAATAACGTTAACATCTGAAGGCAAAGCAAATGGAGCCTGTACAGACTTTTGTGCTGCTTCCAATTGGAATGTTGCCATGCGTGCGCGAGCAACCTGTACCCACATAATGTCATCAAACTGTCCGCGTTGGTTCTCATCTGAGTCAACGCCAGGACGGATGGCAAGGGCAACTGGTAGTTCATCAAGAAGGTTGGCTGCACGCTCAAGCACGAGGTTGTTACGCTCAGGAATGAAAAGAACTAACTCGTTCTTGTCTTGATAGCGATACACCTCAAGCATACGCTCTGAGTTGCGGTTCTCATACTTGGTGAGAATCTCGCCTTCAAGTTCTGGAAAGTCGTTGCATAGTTCGCGTACAGATTTTTGGTAGCGCTTGGTGTAGGAAAGCAACTTGCCAAACCGATCAAATTCAGGGTATGAGTTGATTGGGTTGTCAATGCGAATCATTGGGCGTTTGTTTTCCCAATCAGGCTCAATGATAAAGGCGAGCATTCCAAAGGTCAAGTAACGGTCAGCACCTGAATACATCATGGTCTGAAGGTTGCAAGAATCGCGGTAACCAGCGACAATCATGGTGCGCTTATCAGCACGCTTTCTTGCACGATCTGAAATGGCATCGGTTGTGTCGCAGTTGAAAGCAGGAAGCGGAGCAATAACTTCAGCCACATCGCGGGCAGCAACGTCAATGAAGTTTGCCACCATTGGCTTTGGATATTCTTCAGAGAACATGCCAGGAAAGACTTGTTGGATGTCACCTTGGCGGATAGCCATAAGGTCAGCCCAACGAGAGTCGCGGGTGTGGAACCTATCCCGCAACTTGCGGACTTTTACGCCCAACTCGTTAATATCTATTGCCACTTATGTATCCCCCGTTAGATGCAAGTTTCTCCTGCATTTGTTGCCATTCTTCCAAGTTGATTACTTTGCGTGAAGCCAACTGGTTGCGAGTGGCAAATGGATTCTTGACGAACGTTCCGCCATATGCGCCTGCTTGGTTGATGTAGTCACGCATCTGCGTTTCTGCAAACCAGAGGGCCATCGGACCGTCTTGTTTATTTTTAGTACCTGCTGACCAGGTAATCAATTGCTCGATGAGAGCCTTGATATGTTCGTTATCGGCTCGTGGCAGTTCCAAGAGATTATTCTTTTGATGCTTGCCTTGGCTGTCAACCGAGCCGAATAGTGGTGCCATTGAGGCTACGCCAAATTCAGCATCCATCTTGTTCGCACCTGTGTAGTGCTGAACGAGGCGAATACCGCGTGAGGCTAAGAATTGGTTGATCTTTTCATCTTGTGTCAAGAACAACTGGAAAGCGTTTTTCTCAATTACCCACACCTTTGGCTGATACTTCTCAGTCCAGTGGAAGATCAAGTCTCTGATCTGCTGTGGTGTAGGTGCTGGCATGCGCGATGCTTCTAGCAGGTAACGCTTGCCTGTGGTTCTATCGCCTGACATGATGACAGAGAATGTGTCACCTGACATTGCTGGATCCATTGAAGCAACAATGTATTGGCTGTTCAAATTATCTGGATGACCAGGTGCGCCAGGAATAAGCGGGCCGATGGCTCGCATACCTGAAACTGATCCGCGTACGCAGTCAGGAGCAAAGATGGCGGTTGACTCAACATCTTGCTGCTGGTAAACCATAGCCCAAGTCTTTGGGTCAATTAAGCCTCTGCGACGACGAAGGTGTGGACCAGACCAGCGCGGATACAATCCATCTTCATCCGCTGGAGTTTCATCAGTATCCCATGGCCGATCAGACTTTGGCCATAACGTGATCCACTTTTCAGGATCATCGTCAAATTCGAGTACGGCTGGCATAGCCAGATATGTCCACGGGGACTTGTTATCTGGGTACCGTTCAGGGTTACGCATTTCGCGGTATAGATCCATAGGATCAACGCGGGTACCTACGACGAGGATCTTACCTGTAGGACCAACACGAGTTAAAACTTCCTGTTGGATCCATCGGATCTGCTTCTCATACTCGCCAGCGTTGGCAAGAGTCACACAGTCATCAAGGATGATTAGATCGGCACGCGCACCGTAGATTTGTCCACCGATACCAAGGGCTTGGACGGTAGGATCCTTTTCACCTGAGTCACGCTCAAGGTAGATGGCATCTTGCGTCCACTTCTCAGCGGTAGCCTTAAAACCTTCGGCGGGAGCATAGCGACGCTGAAGTTCTGCCCACTGCGGACTGGTCAAGCGTTGCTTGATGGCGTAGAGAAATTCCTTGGCCATAGCCTGAGTCTTAGATACAAGTTTAATTCTTACATTGGGATTTGTGACGATTCGATATGTCACATAGTCAATGGAGACTGTCATGGACTTGGCATGCTCAGGTGGCATGTTGACAAGAACGTAATTCTTAAATCCTGGCTCATAGGTCATATTGCCGTGAAGCCAGGCTGGCTCACCTTCTTCAAGAAGTGAGGTGATGTTGCGCTGGTGAGGAAAGGTCTGGGAGTTTAAATACTTTGCCCGAAAGTCCTCGAAACTAATGTTCGCGTCATCTTCGCTGATTACGCCTTTTCGCTTCTGGATGACGCGTGAAAGATCCACTGCTTCTTTAAACTGCGGGTCGGAGACGCGATAATACTCATACGACTTGACGCTCTTGCCGACTGCGCGGCAAGCGTCTTCAATCTTCACTCCATCGGCAATCAGCGCGATAAGGCGCTTCTTTGCCTCTGGGGCGGATAAAGTTGCCTCTGGGGCAAGTTTATAGTTGTTTGACTTTGGTTTAGCCATAAACCTATTTCTCCTACCGCGAAGCGTTGCCTATGGGCAACCCTTGGGTTGTATTTGGGGGGCGCCTGCAGCGCCTAACCCTATGGGTTAAAGGCAGCCCTTAAAGGCTGCCATTGGGTAAACCGTAGTTCGTCTCAACGGCGCCGTTCGCTTGAGGCTCACTCTGCCGTGAGCCGAACGGACAGGGCTGTTTTGTT